GAGCGCTTCGACGTCATCGCCGCCTACGAGAACCGGGAAGACATCCGCGCCGCCTACACCGATCTCGGAGTCGACGCCCGCGCCCCCCGGTCCAACCGGGCCATCGCCGAGGAAATACTCGCAAGGTTCACGCGAGTTCGCTAGACTCGCCACTAGTCGGCACCCCACCGACCCGAGTCGAGCACCTCGCCACGGCGACACCCTCCTCGGGACTGGATGGCACCCCGTAGCCCCAACCACCACGACTACGGGAGAAACCCAACGTGAACACCTTCCTCCAGAACCTCCACGAAACCCGCGCCTCCAAGACCGGCATCATCGACGCGACCCTCGCCCGCGCCGCCGACGAGAACCGCGACATCACCGACATCGAGCTCGCCAACGTGCAGGCACTCAAGCTCGAGATCGAGAAGCTCGACGAGCGCATCGAACAGGTCACCGACCTCGAAGTCCGCAAGGCAAAGGCCGCCGAGTTGGCCGCCTCCGTCGCCGGCGACACCGAGACCCGCTCGGCCGCACCGATCCGCGTCACCTCCGAGGAGCCGACCTACCACGAGCGCGGCGCTAACTCGTTCATGGCCGACGCCATCGCCGCCGAGTTCGGTGGTTCCTACGAAGCCCGCGAGCGCATCCAGCGCTACCAGAACGAGGTCCGCCTCGAGAAGCGTGACTCCGGCTCGAGCAACTTCGCCGGCCTTGTGGTCCCGCAGTACCTCGTGAACCAGTTCGCCCCGCTTCGCCGCGCCGGCCGCCCGTTCCTCGACATCTCAAACAAGCAGGTCCTCCCCGGCCAGGGTATGACGGTCAACATCGGCCGCCTCACCACCGGGATCACCTCGTACGTCCAGGCATCGGAGAACACGGCACCGACCGAGTCCTCGCCTGACGACACGCTCCTCACGGTCAACGTGAACACGGTCGCCTCGATGTGGGACCTCTCAAAGCAGGCGGCGCTCCGCGGCGTCGGCGTTGAGGACCAGCTCCTCGGCGACGCGATCCGCTCGTACCACACGAAGCTCGACGGCCTGGCCATCAACGGCTCCGGCTCCTCGGGTGAGGCCCGCGGCGTCCTGAACACCTCCGGCATCAACTCGACCACCTACACCGACGCATCGCCGACGTGGGCCGAGTTCTTCCCGAAGCTCGTCGCCGCCATCCAGGACGTGAACTCCAACTTCTACTCGAGGCCGACGCACATCGTCGCGCACCCGAGCCTCGTCGGATGCTGGCTCCGGGCCCTCGACACGACCAACCGCCCGATCTTCGGACCGACCGCCGGCAACCCGTACAACGCGGCCGCTACCTACGACCAGCCCGACTACCTCGGCGGCGGACTCCAGATCCTCGGCCTCCCGGTCGTCCAGGACGCAAACATCCCGACGAACCTCGGCTCCGGCACGAACGAGACCGCCGTCATCATCGGCGACTTCCGTGAGAGCTACATCTGGGAAGAGAACGGCGGCGACCCGCTGTACGTCCGCTTCGAGCAGCCCGACGGCAACATCGCCATCCGGACCGTCCTCTTCGGCTTCTCGGCGTACACCGCCGGCAAGTACCCGACGGCCTTCTCGGCGATCACCGGCACCGGCCTCATCACGGCCAACTGGGCCTAATCCCCCCACCACCCCGGGGCCTAGCACACGGGCGCCGGGTCGGAGGATTACATGAACCACGACGCCATCATCGCCGCCCTCGAGAAAGAACTCGCCGGCTACATCCGGCGCGGACTCAAGGATCGCGCGACACTCGTCGAACAGGAGCTTGCCCGGCTCGGCCGCTCGCCGGGTGCCACGCCTAGCGAGGTTGTGCCGGCCGAGCCTGGCGGCACCCCCACAAAGCCCGCCACACGCGCCAGGAAGCCCGTAGAGCGCGTCGCGGACGCCCCCGCCTACGAACCCCCGGCGAAACCTAGGAAGGCTAAGAAGTGACGATTACCAACGGCTACATCACTCTCGCCAACCTCAAGACCTACCTCAAGATCGACGACTCCGTCGACGACGTCATCCTCGAGAAGATCATCGAGTCCGCGTCCCGGTCCATCGACCGCATCGCCAACCGCCGCTTCTACCTCGACTCCACCGCCACGGCCCGCACCTACCGCCCGATCGGCAACCTCCGCGTCCAGGTCGACGACATCGGCACCACCACCGGCCTCGTCGTCAAGACCGACCCGAACGCCACCGGCATCTACCAGACGACCTTCGTCCTCAACCAGGACTACATCGTCGAGCCGACAAACGCCGCAGCTCTCGGCCGCCCCTACACGACCATCACCATCGTCGGCCCGACCGCGTTCTCCCTCCCGGTCAACTACTGGCCCCAGGTCGAAGTGACCGCAAAGTGGGGATGGCCGACCGTCCCCGACGACGTCACCGAGGCGACCTACATCCTCTCCGCCGATCTCTACAAGCGCCGCGACTCCGTCGGCGGCGTCCTCGGCCTGTCCGAGCTTGGCGCGATCCGGATGTCCCCGCTCGGTCGCGACATCGCCGCAATGGTCCGCGCCTACAAGCGCGAGTTTTTCGCATGACCCCGAACGGCGTCCGCGCCGGTCTCGGCGCCGCCCTCGACACGATCACTGGGCTCCGCGCCTTCGACTATGTCCCAGACTCATTGAGCCCGCCGGCCGCCGTCGTCGAACCGCTCGAGATCGACTACGACGAAGCGATGCACCGCGGCCTCGACCTGTACCGCGCCTACATCCTCGTCATCGTCGGCCGGATGTCCGACCGCTCCAGCCAGGACCGCCTCGACGCCTACGTCACCGGCTCCGGCTCGAGCTCGATCAAGGCCGCCCTCGAATCCGACAAGACTCTCGGAGGCGCCTGTTCCACCCTGCAAGTCACATCGGCACGACCCCGCGAGGTAGTAGTCTCTGGAGTGAACATGATCGCCTACCGCTTCGAGGTCACCATCTATGGCTAACTACAAGGTTCTCGTCGAGGGCTCAACCCTCGGACCCGTCGGGACCATCGTGTCCGACGCAGACATCATCGCCGCACCCGCCGACGTGGATCTCCTCGTGCAGGCCGGGATCGTCGAACCCACCACCACAAGCAAGAAAGACAAGGAGTAGGCCATGGCCGTCTTCGTTCTCACCGACGCGAGTGTCACGATCAACACGGTCGACCTCTCGAGCTACGTCACCAACGTCACCTTCACCTACGAGAAAGACCAGGTCGAGACGACCGCTATGGGTGCCACCGGGCACGTCTACACCGGCGGCCTTCAGAACCTCTCGGTCGCAATCGAGATGAACCAGGACCTCGCCGCAGGGAAGGTCTTCGATACCATCTGGTCCGCCGTCGGTTCCGGCTCGAACACGCTCGTCGTGAAGAGTCTCTCCACCGGCACACCGAACCCGACCCTCACGGTCTCGAATTCGTTCCTCCCGTCCGCTCCCGTCATTCAGGGCGCCACCGGAGACCTCGCCAAGACCTCCGTCACGTTCGTCGGTGGAACGGTAGTCAAGAGCTAACCATGCCGATCGACGTCACCGTCCAGCACAAGGACGGGCAGGCAGTCACCGCGACAGTCTGGCCGTCGACCGAGGTCGAGTTCGAGGATCACTTCGGGGTCGTATGGTCCGAAGCATTTGGCCGTCCCCACGTCCCCCAGAAGTACCTCTACTTCGTCGCCTACCACTCACAGAAGGACGCCGGCAAGACCGGCCTCGACTTCACCGACTGGCTCCGTACCGTCGCCCAGGTCGCCATCGCAGGAGACACCGCGGACCCTACGGACCCGGAAGCACCCATTGGCTAATAGGTGCTCTCGCGGTAAAGACAGGCATTAGCCCGCTCGAGCTTCTCCGGACACCTCCGAAGATTCTCCGCGTAATGATCGAGCAAGTCTGGCCACGAGCCCAGATAAAGACAGGAGCGGACGCATGGCAGGATCTGGCACGTTTGGATTTCGACTAGGCGCCGACGACGCTCCTGTCCGCGCCGAGATCCTCGGCCTCAAAGAGATCCAACGCGACCTCCGCAAACTCGGCGACGACACAAAGGACGAACTGAAGGACACCCACAAAGCCGCCGCCGAGATCGTCGTCATGGGCGCCAAGCGGTACGTCCCCTACCGCACCGGCGCACTCGCGAACTCCATCCGGGCTATCGCCACACAATCCTCCGGCCGCGTCCGCGTCGGTTCGGCCCGCGTCCCATACGCCGGCCCGATCCACTTCGGATGGCCCGCCCGACGCATCACCCCGAACCCGTTCGTCTACGAAGCAATGGACGAGCGCGTCGAGGTGATCCGCGGCCTCTACGAGAAACGAGTAATGGAACTCATCGAGAAGTACGACCTCTCGAGCGAACAACCACTCAAGCAGGCCCGCGCCACCAGGGCAGCCGCCGGCATCAAGTCATCCGCCGGTCGGATGCCGGATGCCCTCCTCCGCAACGCCGCCGGCGACATCATCGGC